CCTAGGGCTCTCTTCTCTTTCTCTGGTTAGTTTCCAAAGAAAGGAGCTAATGTATGTCCTCGTGGCGTGACGACGTCATCTTCACTGACAGCTGGAAGAACCAGTACTGTTACAATGAAAACGGGCCTGAAGGCCCCTGGAAGAACTATCTTTCCAAGACCTCGACGTGGGTCACGAGAACATATAGGAGCTTATCGACCGCGACGCAGCCGAATAGTACGGGAGAATACTACCTCCCTACCAATTACCATGCGTTTCGGTTCCTAGGTGGTTCCGAATCTTACCTGTATTGGTACCGGACCCGAGCCTCCGCCACAAAGCGGTGGGAACGGGGGAAATCCGGAACCAATGAGCCATTCAGCCATATGGAAACATACGGCTGTTTGACGACGTTCCCTCACTACCCTGCAGTTCCCGGCGCAATAGTTTCGCGCGCCGAGAGCAAAATTCACAGGGCGATAAAAAACGGTGAGTGGAATGCGGGACAGACCTTGGGCGAAATGTCCGAGACTCTGGCATTCATAGCACTAACTGCCGGCGCGGTTCTTTCCGCGTACAAAGCCGTCCGCAAGGGTAACTTCACCCGAGCGGCGGATCTCCTTAGCGTAAAGCGACGGACGATCAGTGGTGCGAAATCTGCCTCCGCGGCATGGCTCAGCCTTCAGTTTGGCTGGAAACCCATGCTTAGCGACATCTATAATGCAGTTCACTTCATTACAGATGGTCTGAAAGCCAATCCGCCACTCTCCTTGGTGGCGATTGAGCATGACGACGGCTTTGGGAAACCATCGTTGTATAGTGCCTACAATGAACTTGGCACTGTGAATGGTACCTTTAAGCGAGGAGTCGAAGTCGGTGTAACGTATACCGTCAAGAATCCCGCGCTCTATGACGCGACGAAGATGGGTTTGACAAACCCTCTCAGTCTCGCATGGGAGTTGCTACCGCTTTCTTTTGTGGTAGACTGGTTCATTCCGATAGGTGACTTTGTTGATACTGTTCAACGCCCGATGGGCTTGCAGTTCCTCCATGGTTACATATCAACTTGGACGAAGTGGTCGGCAACGATCACTTACGTGAGTGGCCCATTCTTTCAGGGCCCGAATGGAAACTTGCCTAAAGTCCGTGGCTCACTTTCGTCGATGAGACGTGAAGTGCTCCTCGGATGGCCGATGCCGGTGCCGTACTGGGACCCCACTCTCGGTGGTTCCAAGACGGTATCGATCGCCTCCCTACTGACCAGCGCGATGCATTTTCGCTAAGTGTTTTAGGTCAGTATTACCGTGGTCTGGGTTTTGCGTCCCAGGTCCAAAATGAAAGGCCTAACATGGCTCAAGCTACCACCCTGACGGTGAATGACCGTCAATCGCCCACGCCGGTCGCACATACCTTCGTGCCCCAGCGTGTGGAAACCGAGATGGCGACCTTTTCGGAGGCCGGAGCCGTTCCCCTCGGGGACAAGCTCTTTTCCATCTCGCGACGTACGACCGCAAACGGCTTTGTCAAATGCCGCGTGCGCCTGGTTGTGCCCGTCGTGTCGACGGACAGTTCGACCGGAACTCCCATCTCGACCCTGACGCGTACCAGCTACGCGGACATGACCTTGACGTTCGCTCCCGACAGCACGAGTGCTGAAAGGGCGGACGTTGTGGGCATGTTCCAAAACGTGCTGGCCGCGTCCCAAACCATGGTGGACAAGACCATCGTGGGACTGGAGAACATCTTCTGATGTCCCCATTTTCGAAGTCGAAGATGTGGGCACGGGTGCGATGCAAAATCGCATTCGGTGTTCTGGACGTTGCGCTCCTTGTGGTTAGGGTTCTTATCCCGCCGCGAGACGCGACAAAGGGAGTGGACATGATGTCCGAAGTTGTGCCATTCGTTCGCCACGGGATTCCAACCCGTGAGTGAGCAACAGTTCTACTGGGCGCTTCTTTTCCTGATCAGCATTCTGCTGATCGAACTGGCGACGGCATTCTTCCCGCCGTCGTTTGATCATTCCATAAGGAGATCATACCAAAATGTCGACCCGTATGAAGCCCAAGAAGGGGCTAGATATTGGCCTACCAGCGCATGTGAGTGATGCCTTCCTTGGAGAGCTTAACACGCTTCTTCAGGGAGACGATTCTTTCAAGTCCCGATATCTGAGAGAGGAGATCCTTTCGAAGTATTTGGATGCGAGTGTCGTGGCACCCAGTGTGAGACGAGACGCAGCCATTAAGAAATGGCTGAGTTGTGAGCGTACAAACGCGAAGACCAACGTTCGCCTATACGAAAATATGGCGGACTTCGGTTGGACAACCTCTGAGGAACTGTTCTTGGAGGTGAGGTCCTTAACTAAGCGTATTCTCGGCGAATTGCCTAAAGCATTTAACCGTGCTGACGGCGACCTCCGTGGGAGGGAGATCCTAGATCTTTCCTTTCATACTAACGGAGCTTCTACGAGAATTAAGCGTGGGGTTAAATCCGCGCTTGAAAAGCTCTCTGGTACTGCGCACTGTAGTTCAAGTGCTGTGAAACACTGGCTGCGGCTGTCGTATGACACCCGTATTGCCCAGAATTTGCAGATCACGGAAAACTCGGTGTTGTTCACCGTTCCAAAGAAGTCTGATATTGATCGAGTGGCTTGTAAAGAGCCCGAAATCAATATGCTGCTCCAGAGATCTGTGGGCGAGTATATCCGCTCCAGGTTGCGTAGATTTGGTGTTGATCTGAATGATCAGACCATTAACCAAGATTTGGCGCGTAAAGCGCTGGATTTAGGTCTCGCGACCGTTGATCTTAGTTCAGCCAGTGACTCCATTACGAGGCAGCTTGTAATCAATAGCTTGCCGTTCGATTGGTGGGAACTGCTTAACGACCTCAGGGTCCATTCCACGGATGTGGATGGAACCCACCACTCCCTCGAGATGTTCTCTTCGATGGGAAATGGATTTACTTTTGAGCTCGAAAGCCTGTTATTCTACGCAATCACTCGCGTAGTGGCCAAGAGTTTGAATGTAAGGGATCGTATCTCCGTATACGGCGATGACATCATCTGTTCTACACAGGTGGTGCCTCGGCTTCGGGTAGTGTTCGCCTATCTTGGGTTCACCATGAATTCCAAGAAGACGCACTATACTGGGCTTTTCCGCGAAAGTTGCGGGAAGCACTATTACGGGGGCTTCGACGTCACACCCTTCTACGTTAGAAGGGCAATACGCACTCTGCCGGACTTGATTCTACACTTGAATCACCTCTTGTGGTGGGACGGCCGAGGTTGGGGATTCTTCTTAGACCCTGACCTTGCCCGTTTTCATCAAAAATGGGCCTCATTCGTACCCCGCCAATTGCACGGCGGGATCGACCCTGAGGACTCATCTGCTCTCGTTACTGGGCATCGACCCAGACACAGGTTGGTCGCGGAGACGCGGCCTATTCTGTACGATCAGCAGGCTGGTTTAACCCACTGGCTGATGATGAAGCGTTGTGCCAATGTTACCATTAGCATTGACCCCAAGATTGAAGTAGGCTATAAGACTAGGCCTATCAAGTCAAGGGGAGAACGGACCAACTGGACACCGTACCTCTTAATCGAGGACAAGTAACCAGATGGAGGTGAGGACCAAAGATGGTCCTCAGTCGCTTCGTGCGACAGGGC